ATTATCATAGAGACAATAGAAAATGTAACACATGACGGTGAGTCAATAGCTAGGTATGTGATCTGGGATGAGTTTATTAGGACTATTCAGGTAGCAGAAGATACAGTGTACATGACAACCCATGGAAACCCCAGTGGAAATCCTATGACGACAGTGATGAATTGCTGGTGTAATTTTGTGTTGCACTGGTATGCTTTTAGGAAATTGACAGGAAAGAAGCAACTCCTAGAGTTCATCAATGATGTGTTCTTCCGCAGTTTTGGAGATGATTGTATTTATTCAGTAGTACCGGATGCAACATCAGAGTTTAACCCAGAAACAATTAGCAAAGTGTTAGCAAGTGTAGGACAGGGTTATACAAATGGTAGTAAGACAGTTCAAGGATCCTTTTCAAGATTAGAGGAAGTTCAGTTTCTGAAGAGGAAGTTTCAAGTGAGCCCCACTGGTACTTTTTATTTAGCCCCCTTGGAGAAGATCTCGATAGAGGGCTGTTTTAATTACAGCCAGGTTGCTGAAGATGATGGTGAGACTTGGGCAAGCACTGCTGCAGAACAAATGTATGAGATGGCCATTCATGGTAAAGAATACTTTGAATGGGCTCAGAAAAGGTTGCAGAGTAGGAGCAAATATGTTAAGGTCCCTTTAAGAAAGTGGCTTAACCCAGTGCTGTCCATGACGTATGAAAGTGCAAGAGCAGAACTGAAGGCTCGTAATGGTGTGGCTGCCGTATCTCGACGGTAGAAAAGATATACTGATTTATGATTTGTAACTTGGAAGGTTCCATTTACAAAATCAGCGCTTAGCAGTGATATAAAGATTTATATATATTTCATAATAACTGATTATTTGGTGTTGTATATATATTATTGAATTGCATAAAGTTTATGTTTATTGGAATATTGATATTTTTGATGTTTTTAGATATATTGATTTTGAATTGTGTGAGTCAGTTTATTTTGAAAGTCTTGTGTGGTATATATGTTAGAATGGACGATTCGGAACAGACTAGTCGTCAGAGAAGAACCGTACAAGTTAATGGCACAGCACTTCCTAAACGTGTTGTGGTGCGCTCGGACTCTGAGAAAGAGTGCGAGGACGAAACGTCAGTGCGCATTAAATATATACAGGGCACTTCTCGTGTGCGTCACACTGCCGAT